TGGGCCAGCGTCTGGAAGAGGTACTCGTGCCCCACCCGCCGCACCGGCTCCCGTGGCCGGAAGCGTAAAAACGGAAGCGGCTCTCGTTCCGCAAGAGCCGAGGCGCGGCAAGAAAAAGAAAACAGAACTTACCGGCGGACTATTCGATGAGCTTCCGGAAACCGGAACCCCCTATCCATATATCATGGGCATGGAGTAATCCGTGGCGATGAATGCGAAGAAGCACGTAGAGCGCCTCGGGCAGATGAGGTCCACGCGCGGCACGACGGAATCTCACTGGCAAGAATGTCTCGACTACGCCGTTCCCCGGAAAGCCGACATCACGCGGACGCATTATCCTGGCGATAAAAGGAACCTCCATCTTTTCGATTCCACGGCAGAGCAAGCGAACGAGATGCTCGCGAGCGCGCTCTATTCGATGCTTACGAATCTCACGGTGATCTTCTTCGAGCTTACGACCGGCGATAAATTCCTGGACGACGAGGACGATGTTCGCGTCTGGCTGAAGGAAAGCGCCGAGACGATGTTCCACGTCCTCAACAACTCGAACTTTCAGACAGAGATCCATGAGATCTATGTCGACCTCTGTTCTATCGGCACGGCCTGCCTCTCGATGGAAGAGGATGACGATCTCCATATCCGATTTGCCTCGCGCCACATGGGCGGGATCTATGTGGCCGAGAACAACCTCGGCGTTATCGATACCGTCTATCGCTCTTTCAAGTGGAAGGTCCGCCAGGCCGTTCAGGAGTGGGGGAAGATCGAGCCGCTGGAAAAGTATATGTCGAGCCAGGAGCAGGACATCGAGATCCTTCATGCCGTCTATCCGAGAATTGAGCGCGACTCGCGGATGAAGAATCCCGGCAATATGAAGTTCGCTTCCGACTATATCTTGGTCGACAGCTCGACGCTTCTTACGTCCAGTGGATATAGGTCTTTCCCATACGCTGTTCCTCGATGGACAAAATCCACGGGCGAGATCTACGGCAGATCCCCCACGATGAAGGCCCTGCCCGACATCAAGATGATCAACGAGATGATGAAGACGACCATCAGCGCAGCCCAGAAGGTCATGGACCCGCCGCTCATGGTCCCGGACGACGGCTTCATCCTCCCGGTGGATACGACCCCTGCGGGTCTGAACTATTACCGGGCAGGCTCCCAGGATAGGATTCAGCCGTTCGGGAATGACGCCCGGATCGACTTCGGCTATCAGGTCATGGACGACGTGCGGAAACGCATTCGCGACGCCTACCATATCAATCAGCTCCAGCTCGCTCAGGGACCGCAGATGACGGCGACCGAGGTGAACCAGCGCACGGAAGAATCGATGCGGCTCATCGGTCCCGTTCTTGGTCGGCAGCAGCCCGAGCTTCTCCGGCCCATGATCGATCGCCTGTTCGAGATCCTTTTCCGGAAAGGCATCATTAAAGAGCCGCCCGATGTCCTGCGCGGGACAAAGGTGGATGTGCAATACACCTCGACCATCGCGAAGGCTCAGAGATCCACGGAGGTTCAGAATCTTCTCCGTGCCTTCCAGGTCGCTTCTCCCTTCATCCAGGCCGATCCGCAGGCGATGCAGGTGTACGATGCCGACGAGATTGCCCGCTGGACAGCGGGGATGTACGGCGCCCCGACCCGCGTGATCCGCGATAAGAGGGCTATCGCGAAGATGCGCGCGGAGATAGCGAAGGTTCAGCAGATGCAGATGCAACAAGAACAAGAGCTGCGCGCCACCGAGGGAGCGAAAAATCTCGCCCCAGTTGCCGCCGCAGTAAAACAGGAGATGACAAATGGCGGGCAAGGAACATAAATTAGTCGCCAAGATCAAAGACTATAAACAGATCTTCAAGTGCCAGGCAGGAGAGAGGGTTATGAACGACCTCATGCTCCAGTGCCATTTCCTTGACCCGGCGTTCGTCAAGGGCGATCCGAACGAGAGCGCATTCATGGAGGGAGAGCGGAATGTCGTTCTCCGCATCCTCAAGATTTTAAACACAAGTCCTGCGGAGATTGCCGCCAGGATCGAAACCATGGAACAGAAAAGGAGAGAAGATGCCAACAGTACTCACTTCAGGGACAGATGATAAAGGTGGCGCTCCTCCTGCCACCGGCGCTGCTGGCGGCGCTCCTCCTGACGGCGGAGGCGCTCCACCGGCAGTCGGCGATACCAAGGGTTCCGGCGCTGGCGCTAACTCTGGCGGCAGCGTCGGTGACGGTAAAGGGGAATCCCAGTGGCTTTCGCTTGTTCCAGAAGATATTCGCGCAGCGCCCTCCTTCGCTAAATTCAAGGATGTGGGACAGCTTGCCGCCAGCTACCTCAACCTTGAGAAACACGTCGGCTCCGACAAGATCGCCGTACCGAATCCGAAAAATGCCACCGAGAAAGATTGGGAGAACGTATTCACCAAACTCGGCAGACCTGAGACTCCGGATAAGTACGAGATCAAGCCCACTGAAGGCGTAGACGTAAAGCTCGACGATGGCATCATGAAGGGCTTCCGCGAGGCCGCGCACAAGTCCGGTCTCCTTCCCGGCCAGGTCCAGAACCTCTTCTCCTGGTATTCAAAGGCCATGAGCGATCAGATGAAGGTCGCTACCGACACGTTCAAGAACGGCGTCCAGAAGGGGCTCGATGACCTCAAGACCGAATGGGGCGAACAGTATAAGCCCAAGATCGGTCGGGCCAACCTGGCCCTGAAAGAGTTCGGCGATGATGCTCTCACGAAGTTCTTCGAGGAGTCCGGGATGGGAAATCATCCGGCGCTAATCAAGGTTTTCGCGAAGATCGGCGAGGGTCTCTCGGAGGACAAGTTCAGAGGCGATCAGACGGCGCACATCGGTCTTTCCATCGAGGCCGCCGAGAAGGAGCTTCTCGGGATCATGGGCGACTCGAAGCACGCCTATTACAACAAGGACAATGCCCAACACGATTACTTTGTTAAACACGTCGCGAAATTGAATGAACAGGTCGCGACAGGAAGGAGGAAGTGATGCCGAAGAAGCCGAAGAAGCCCAAAAAGCCGAAAGGCTATTGACATAGGGCTGTATAGCATCCCACAATCTGTTTAATGCAGGTTGTGGGATAATCCTTTCGGACCCCATCTCTTGAGGGTCCAGGACACCCGGTCATAGGCAGACCTTAACTGCCGAGGCAGAACCCCCTCGGGGATAATTCACCGAAAACCAGAACAATTTATTCAACTTCTAGGGGGTTTTGCATGTCTATGCAGATCACGGAAGCATTCGTCCAGCAATATAAGGCGAATATCTTCCATCTTTCGCAGCAAAAAGGCAGCCGATTGCGCATGGCCGTAAGGTCAGAATCGCAGGTCGGGAAACGCGCTTATTACGAGCGTCTGGGTGCAACGGCAGCCATTAAAAAGCTGAGCCGTCACTCCGATACGCCGCTCGTCGACTCCGCTCACAGCCGCAGGGCCGTGACGATGGAGGACTTCGAGTGGGCCGACCTCGTGGACGAACAGGACAAGATCCGAACGCTCATCGATCCGACGAATCCGTATGCACAGGCTGCTGCCTGGGCCATGGGTCGTTCGATGGACGACGTTCTGATCGCAGCGATGCGCGGGAATGCCTTCGCGGGTGAAGAGGCCGGTACGATCGTCGCTCTCCCCCTCGCGCAGAAGCTCCTGGCGCATACGGATGCCGTTCCGGGCACGCCGACCAACCTCAACGTGGACACTCTGCGCCGCGCCAAAGGTGTTCTTGACGCAGCCGATGTTGACCCCTCGATCGAGCGCTACTTCGCGCTCAATTCGAGTGCTCTCCAGTCGCTCCTCAAGGAAACGGCTGTGACCAGCGCGGACTTCAACACCGTGAAAGCTCTCGTTCAGGGCGAACTCGATACCTTCATGGGTTTCAAGTTCATCCGGCTTGAGCGGCTGGCTTCTGAGTCGGTTTTTTTCGAGGGCGTGACCGGCGATATTCTCGCCGCTCCCGGATCGACGCTCGCGAATGCGAAGCACATGCTGGCCTGGGCGAAAGACGGAGTTCTCCTGTCTGTCGGCAAGGACATGCAGGGCAAGATCGACCCTCGCGTCGACAAATCTTACGCCATGCAGGTTTACGCCTGTATGTCGATCGGTGCAACCCGGCTTGAAGACGCAATGGTCGTCGACATCGCCTGTGCTCAATAAGGGGTAATGACATATGGCATCTAAATTTGGTGTAAATTACAACAACGCGATTCAGGTCGTCCCCTCTAACAAGGTGGACGTGTCCAAGTGGGGCGGTCGCATGAGGGTGATGTTCGACTCGTTCGCACTCTCTGGCGACCTCGCGGCGACGGACAAGATCTTCATGGGCAAGCTCCCGAAGGGGGCGATTGTCTATGATGCGATCTTGGCCTTCGACGACCTCGATGCTGCGGGCGGTACGGTCGATGTCGGCTATGAGTACGCAGATGCGCTACTCGTGGACGATCCAGATGCGTTCCTCGCGGCTGTGGACGTGACATCGGCAGGCACGGTCGGCATGATCGAGCAGAACAACATGGTCGGTTTCGGCTATGAAGTCGAAGGCGATGCTGATGTTATCGTTACGGTTGTTGGCGACACGGACGCCGTGACCGGTACGATCAAGCTCGCGATCTTCTACGCCCTAGACTAATCTCAAGGTTCCCCCTATTCTAGAAATGGAATAGGGGGGATTTCATTTATGGCGGCATCACCGGTCGAACTCTGCAATTCCGCCCTCATCAAGATCGGGCAGGAGCGCATTCTCTCTCTCGATGACAACTCGAAGACGGGCCTGCTCTGCAAGCAGCGCTATGAGCCAATCCGCGACGAGATGCTGGCCTCGCACCCCTGGAATTTCGCACTGGTTCGGTCGGATCTTCTCGGAGAGCTTGCGGCCAGCCCCGAGTGGGGATTTAGCCGCGCTTTCCAGCTCCCGGCTGATTGTCTTCGGGTCCTAAAGACCGACCTGCTTGTGGAGGACGACTTCAAGGTCGAGCACGATGCGATCCTGTGTGACGCGGAATTCCTGAAGATTCTCTACATTCGGAGGATCACGGATACCACGAAGTTCCGCCCCTACTTCGACAACGCCCTTGCCTGGCGGCTTGCGGGCGAACTCGCATATTCCTTCACCCAGTCCATCACCGTCGCCGATAACTGCGCGAAACAATTCGCGCTCGCCATAAGCCAAGCGAGATCTTTCGATGCCCAAGAGGGAAGGCCCGACAGGATCACCGCAAGCTCATGGCTGAATTCGAGGCTCTAAGATGCCGAGAGTGAATCATGTCCGAAGCTCTTTCCTCGCCGGAGAGATCAGCGAGAAGTCTTGGGGCCGGACGGATCTCCCGCAATACAATCACTCCTTCGAAGAACTGAAGAACATGATCGTCATGCCGCAGGGTGGGTCCACGCGAAGGCCAGGCACGAGATGGATGAAGCAGGTGGAGGGCAATAAGAAGTGTGTCACCATCCCGTTCATCTTCTCGAATGATGAGTCCTACGTTCTCGAACTGACAGAAGACTCGATGCGGATCGTGAACAATAACACGTTCTTTGTTTCTACGCCGACAGCCGGTCTCGGGGGTCCATTCGTATTCTCGGCGGCAATCCTCGATGAGATCCAGTTCTGTCAATCAGCGGATATTCTCTTCCTTGTGCACGAGAGCTTCCTGCCGCTCGCCATTGCGAGGACAGCAGTCAATTCCTTCACGGCTCAGGTCTATACGACATTTAATTCCGCGCTTCACAATGAAGGTGATTTCGCTTCGCGGCCATGGAGGTCTCCGAACACAAATTCCGCGCACACATTCTCACCATCAGCCACATCTGGCATTGGCATCAACATGGTCTCGAGTATAAATTGGTTCGTCGCCGGGATGGTGGGGTCGAAATATAAACTCACTCAGATTCAGGCCGGGCTACTTACGACCGGCGTATTCACCATAGTCAGCATCACGTCTCCGACGGTGGCCGTCATCAATGTTGATCTGAACTTTGTCAACACTACGGCTTCCTCTGACTGGGAAGAAGAAGCATGGTCATCGTTTCGCGGTAGGCCAGGCATTATCTGTCTCCATCAAGGCAGGCTTGGTTATGGCGGGAATGCTTCGCAGCCTGATACGATGTGGTTCTCAAAGTCAGAGAACTTCTTCAATCTCGATGGGCGCGGCATGGCGACAAACACTGCCGCATTCCCGTCGCAAACGAATGCCTCGGCATTTCAGCGAACGCTCGCCTCAAGCCGCGTGAATCGCATCCAATGGATGAGTCCAGGAAAGACGCTTGCTGTCGGGACCATTGGCGGAGAAGTAATTGTTCTCGCTCCGGATCAGGCGCTCTCGCTCGGGACGGAGAATTTCGTCGCCGAGGCCGAGACCTTTCACGGGTCGAGAAAAGCAATGGCGCTCCGGATCGCCTACGTTGTGGTCTTCATCCAGCGCTCGAAATCGAGGCTCAGGGAACTCACGTTTGACTTCAATTCGGACTCCTATGTGGCGACCGATATCTCGCATCTGGGAGAACACCTGGCGAATCGGAAGAAACTCCTCGCCCATCAGGAATTCCCGAACTCCGTCATCTGGGCGCTCTCCGATTTTGGACAGCTCGATGGGATCACGCGCGATCAGCAGCAGCAGATAACGGCCTGGCACACCCACGAGCTTGGCGGGCAGTCTGGGGTTGGCATCGCCCCGATAATCGAGTCCATGTGCGTTGTCCCCACTCAGGGGATCCCATCCTCCAGCGCCGGAGGCTCGCGCGACAGGCTTTGGATGTGCGTGCAGCGCACAATCAATGGTGTGACGCAGTTCTATCTTGAGTATATGACTGAGGAATATGCTTTTGATTCCTATGTCCCCTTCTTCGACGCCTGGTATCAGGACTGCTCTAAGTTCGCCACAGCAGCCGCCACGGTCACCTGGCCGGGGTTCTCGCACCTAGCTGGGGAGACTGTCTCTGTCTTCGCCACGACCTCTGTGGGCGGCTCTGCCTACCTTGGGGAGCTGCTGGTCAGTGCCGGGGGTGTCATAACAACGCCGGTTCTCTGCGTCGCCATCCTGGCCGGGTATTCCTACGAATCACGAGTGAAGCCCACCATGATGGAGGGCGGCAGCGGGATCGGTAGCGCCATGGGCGCGATCAAGCGAGCGGACAAGTCGAACATTCGCTTCGTGCGAACGGGCGGGGCGAAGGTCGGGACGAACGACGACAACCTCATCGATCTCATCTTCCGGGACTATGACCTCCCGGAAAGCGCCCCGTTTCCCCTCTTCACCGGCGACAAGTTCGTTGATCTGCCGAACGGATACGACCGCGAGGGGCAGATGCTCATCGTGAACGACTCAGTCTTCCCCATGACCATCTCCTCCATTTCGGAAAGATTCGTGGTCAATGATGTGTAGGAGGGTCCCGTACCTTCCCGAGCACGCGAATCTCCTGAAGCCGAGGAAGCAGTTCTCTCAGATGGAGGTCGAGTCCATCGATAGATTCGTCGGCATCCCATACTCCTACATGGAGACGGTAATGCTCGAAGATGAGCCCGTGGCCGTTCTCGGGATGGTCCTTCTTTGGAAGGGGGTAGCTGAGGTCTGGACTGTTATCTCGGAGGCCGCGAAGAAGGCACCGATATCGTTCCATAAATGCGTGTTGGCGAGCCTTATCTATCATGAGAGACTCCTCGGCGTAAGCCGCACACAGATGGCGGTGAGGAAGGAATTCGAGGAAGGCAGAAAGTGGGCCGAGTCCCTCGGTTTTGATCTTGAAGGCATCATGGTAAAATATGGTCCAGACGGCAAAGACTTCTACCGTTACGCGAGGATAACCTAGATGGCGGCAGCAGCAGCAGTTGGGATGATATTCGGTGGTGTGATGAATGCCATCGGTAATGACATCGCCGACAAGGCCACGCAGGAGAATATCCTTCAGAACCGCGACTATTACCGCGAACAGGCCGCAAATTCCGCGCTGGCGACTCAGCGGGAGATCGACATCTTCACCCACGACACAGACGACCTTATTGGTCGGCAGATCTCTAGCTTCGGGCGCGCTGGCGTCACGATGGAGGGGTCTCCCATGCTCCTGATTGGTCAGACGATGGAGCGCCGGAATCGCCAGATCGATGCCATCAAGCAGATGGGCTATCAGAACCAGGCCCTCGCGATTGCCAGGGCGAATCAGGCACAGAAAGCGGCTGACGCTATCGATGAGGCTGGCACCTGGAAGTTTATTGGTGGAATGCTGGGCGCGGGCGGTCAGGCCGCCTCGACATACGCTTCCATCCCGGAAGGCTCGAAGCCAAGCGGTGGCCCCGGCGGCGGAGACGGCTCATCTCCTGCTCCTTCATCATCGGGCGGGACTAAATAATGCCGATCATCCCGAAGCTCCAGGAATCCCAAGTCCTCGAACAGCGCGCCCCCGTCCAGCAGGTCGAGACGACGGCTGGTAGAGAGTTCGGTGAGGGTCTCGCCGCTTTCGGGCAGGGCGTCCAGCGCGCAAGCCAGGGATTCGCCGATCTATACCGCGTTGAGCGGTTCAAGAAGGACAAGGAAGCCCAGATCCAGTACCAGGAGGCGGAGGCGGCGCAGACAGAGGCCGCCCAGAGGCGGAGCGAAGAACGACTTGCCGACCCAGGCAAGGAGCCATCCGGAAAGGATCTGGTTCCGAGGTTCAATGAAGCTTACGGTGAAGATTCTGCCGCAATTCTAGATCGCGTTACCAACCCGGAAGCCAAACGTCTCGCGAAGGCTCGTGGGCAAGAGATCGGCGTTCAATATCGTCAAAAACTCTATAATGAGTCCAATGTTCTCTTTGTCCAAAATGCTGTGTTGGTTACTGAGGAATTAGTAGACCAGAAAGCTCATTCCGTTTTCAGCAACCCAGATGCTTACAAAGAATATTTTGAAAGTGCAGAAGGGCACATCAGGATGATGGAAGGAATCGTCAGGAATGACATGATACCGTCCGCCAGAAGAAAAGTGTATCAGAAGATGGCGACGAATTATATTCTCGGACGAGCTACCCAAGGGAAGCCAGAGCTTGCTCGCAAAGAATTACTTGATCCACAGTCGAATATAGGTCGATTGGTTGGGGCAGAAAACCACCAGGCCCTTATCAATCAGATCCGTGACATCCGGATGGGCAAGCTCAATGATGATATCAGGATCGAGGGCATTCAGAACGAACGCATGACCAGGAAGCAGGAAGCGGAGAGAGAAACCAACTTCCGTAACTTCCTCGGCAGACAGTACGACGGCGAGAACGTTGAGACTGAAGTGAAGATATACCACGCCGCCGGTAAACTTTCGGATCAGCATAATACTGCCCTGGTCGGAATCAGGAAAGAGCTATCGGACGCCACCAGTGAGCTTGCGTATACGCTCGTTGTTGCGAAGGCCACGGACGCCAGGAACCCCATCAGCCAGGTTAGGAATGACGTACTTAAACTCATGAGTGAGCCGACCCCCGGTGATGGTCCTCCAGCACTAAGCCGCCCCCATGCTAGGGAGGCGTTCAAGTACCTAGACACGCTCCAGAAAGGGAGGGCCAGCCGAAGCCCAGAAGAGAACAAGAGATTCGATGAGAGAAAAAGGCTTCTTTATCAGCAAATGGGAACGGCATTGAGTCCAATCACGGGAGACTTCTCTTCTAACGATGACAAGATCAGGGGCGCGAGGGCTAGAGTCCGATTCACTGATCTTGTTTACAGGGATGGCATGAATATCGAGGAGGCTTATACTCGTGCGCTTAAAGAGAGTCCGCGAAGGATCACCTTTGGAGATATCCCAGCCATCCCCGGTCTCAGTATCATCGATTATGAGAACCCCGATTCAGTTAAGAAAGGGTATGACTTCATCAAAGCGAACAAAAGCAATATGACGAAGGAAAGGTTCGATTCTGCCTTCAATGCGCTAAAGAAATTAGAGCAGCTACACAAGGACCTCAAGAAACCCTCGATTGAAGGAATTGAATAATGGCGAAGACAACCCAAGAGATCGCTGCGGAAAGAGTCGGGATATCCATTGAGGATGTCACGGCTC